GAAGTTTTGCATAGCACGCCTTCACAAGCACTCGCAAATTCACAGAACCATTAGTTCAAGCCTCTCAGCTTCAACCAATACTACTCTTCTCTCAAAATCTTATCAACAACCTCAAGCACAATGGCCTCCTCCGCTACTCGCATCCAGACCGCCTCCCGCGTCTCCCCTGTCGAAATCCGGACCCCCCCCGCCCTCGCTGCAATCGCAAAGAAATTTGCCCCTGTTGTTCTTCAAGACGACGACACACCTGTTCCTCCCTCCAACGCTGACTACTTCGGTAGAATGAACCTTCCCACCAACGTGGAACTCGACTCTGGCAACTATCACAACATCGACGTTCAATTTGACACCCGCTTCATCCTGAACTACATCATGTATCACGTCACCGCTCTCGCTCCCGAACTCAATTTTAAAGGTCATCCCTACTTCTCCCCTCTGTCTTACATTGGCTACTGTCTTCACCTCCTCTATGCCCTCATGCTCGCATGCGACGTAACATTCCGCTCAGATAAATCCTGGCACGCTGCTCGCTTTATGACCGACCAAGAACGCAAAGACCTATATGAAGTCCTCCTCAACTGCCACATGCCGACATTCCTGTCTGACCTGTTTCTGGAACTCTCCCCTGTCTACGACCCCCGCCGCAATAACCTACTCTTCGTTCCCTCCCTCGCTGGCTTCTCTTTCGAACATGACTTCGGTAGAACTATCCCTCCCTCCCTTTTCTACGCTGCTCACCACATGCTCGCATCCACCCGCACCAACAAGGACCCCAACGATGTTATTGACGACTGCATGTCCCTCAACGTCATCACCGCTGGCGCTACTACCTATAAAGTTTCCAACTTCCTTGGTACTTGGTACGCTTCTGGACACCACGACAATTGGCTGAACCGCGACTTCCTCGCCTTCTTCAACCCCCTCGTTGGCCGATTCCTCACTCAACGTCCCACCTTCGCTCGCATTCACACTGACACCGAAACACTCGCAATCGATGGCACTGGTAACCCGTACACCGCCTACCTGCTCGCATCAGATGAAAACACTTCTGTCATGACTACCCTCTTGACCGCAATGTCCACATTCATCCTCGCAAATGACCCCAAAGCTCCTAAACTTGGCTCCGTTCTCGCAACCCTCTCTGGCACGCTCCTTCTTTCGTACTCAATCGAACCGCCCACTCTCCCAACATGGACCGCCGCCACCTACACCCAAGAGACCGACCCTGCCGATGTTAATGACGCTACCTTTGCTCGCGAACACAACTTCCTGGCTGACGAACCCGTTTATACCAACGACGGCGAATACCCCGACGACACTACTAACGGAAATATGCAATTGTACCACTTCGCACATGGCGCGCCCGCCCACACAGCTGCCCGCACCCCTTACAAGCATATCGTCTTCAACGCTCGCTACCACCTCACTCCTTACGTTATGTACTTCCAACCCTACGACGTCTCCCCTTCCTCACTTGGCCTCACAATCGCTGCTGGCATCAAGATTGAACACGGTGACATCGCTGGCTTTGCTGTTAACATTGAACAGCCGGAATCTTCCCTCGACGACAACAATGCGCAGATCCTCCAATCCGCCATCCGTCTCAACAAGATCATCCGCGTCAATGCAAACACAACCGCTGGTAACAACGCCTCCCGCGTCGTTCAACGCGACCACCTCGACCGTACAAAACAAGGCATTATGACGATCTTCCGCTCTATCGCAAAATCCGTCTTTCCATATCTCGATGGCTCCGCCATCCACTACACTCCTGCAACGTTGCCCCGCAACCTCGGCCTCACCGAAGAAGCTGGACACTACAGCCTGCAACAAGGCTTCAACGTCAAAGCTGGAACTGAAGGAAAGTTCACGGCCCCCGACCACTCGATCTACCTCTGGTCATCTTATCGATACGTGCACAAGAAGAAGAACCCCGCCCCTGCCGACATCTCGATGCTCGCCACGCTCCGCACCTTCTACGGCTCTAATGTGACGCTCTCCCGCTCCAAGAACCCCGTCCTCATGATCCCCCACTAATCTCACGTTTAGTCTGTTTCTGTAAAGTTTCTCTTTTTCAGACTCACCGAACTATAAGTCGTGAACATCCTAACCAGATGGCTCTCCGCTTGTTCATCGTTTTTTCAAGTTTTTTCTGTTTAACGACCGAATTCCTCTGAATCACTCGCAAAAATAAAAAAAAAAAAAAAAAAAAAAAAAAAAAAAAAAAAAAAATTT